TTGGCAATTGATGCTTTAGCAATGCCAACATCGCGTTGAACCATAAAAACGTAAGTATCAAACATGTCTTGGCTAACCCACATCTGTTGAAAACCTTTCAAGCTTCTAGTGCGGCCGTTGCTTGGCTTACGATTGGCATTGTGAAATGCTTTCATTCCACCAATTGAATGTATAATACCTGCACCAATAACTTTTTTACCTTTGCGGATTTCTCCTGTTCTAAATGTTTTTTTAGCCCATTCAAAAACTGCTGCATCTGGAACAAAAAAAAGTTTTACTAAATCATATTTAATTGCTGTATTGCCAGCGACTTCATCGGCTTTTGTGCCAAAAGAAGGTTTTTTGCCAGATGGAAATGTTTTGTATGGAGGAACATAAGCACCTAAACCTTTTTGTAGCAAAACACCTTGTTGTTTTACAAATTCCTTTTCATCAACTTTCCATTTTTCTGCAAGTTTGCGAACTTTGTGCTGAAAAACAGAATCATCAATTTCAACGTATTTTTTAGACATCCAACTTGGTTTCGTTTCTTGCCTTCATTTCGACGTTGCCGGTGCTGATACTAATTTCAGTAATGAAAAAGGTTTCGCCAGTTTCGACAACTACAAATCTATCCTTCTTCTTTGGAACATTTACAACATCAAGCAATGCAATGACCAGCTTGGTTTCTGGATTCTCATAATCGCCATGCTCAACCATGTCCCATTCGCTGACTTGCTCATCAAATACAGCGTTTACAGTTTGGCCGTTGATCTCAACGGATTCGCCCATGATGTTTGCGGCATCATGGCATCCAATATTTAAGAAATCACTAAAATCTGACATGCCTTAGTTTTAAAGCTAAATGTGGATTTTGGCAAGATGCGAAACAGCCGCCACCTGCAAATGCAAATGACGGCTTCAACGAGACAACAATAACCCCTTATTGCAAAATTGTCTTTTTACTTTTTGCAGTCTTCTTGGCTGCTTTAGGTTTAGCAACCATTATAGAATCAATTTTTTTGAACTTGTCCAAGTGACCTTTGCGCAAATAAGCGACCTCACCTGGTTCTGTGCATGCCTTAAATGCAATCAAGCATTCATTGGCATCTTCTGAACATACTAAAACAGACAAAGCACCGCTTGGTGATTTGTGTAATGTGGCTGATGGTTTAAACATAATATTTTATTTTGAGTTAAAAAAAAGCCGCCACCTGCAACGCAAATGACGGCTTTTTAAAATTAGCGATTAAGCAGACTTGATGCGAACACCATAATCAACGCCCTTCGATACTCCGTAAAGAAGGTTGCAGTTGTAGTAAAGAATGCCGTCATTGTCGTAGAATCGACGGAACTGGACTGGAAGTCCAAGGCCGGGAATTACAACAGTTTCAACTTCAATGCCAGCTTGTTCAGCAAGCTCAGTATCAACACCACGACCAGCCATGAGAAGCGCATTGCGTTGGAATGCGAATGCTGCAAGTTCTTCGCTGTTATTGTCAGCAAGATCAGTTTCATAGCAATCAAACTTGGCAACGCGAGGAACAATGGCTTCACGCTTTTCTTCTGTGATGCCGGGAATCTCTGCGCTGTTAAGAGTCTTAACAAGTGAAGCGTAGTAAGAAGGATTCATGAACACAGAACGACCGCCTTGTGGTGCTTTCTTATCAGATGTAAGTTTAGCGTTAAGGTCAGCAAGATCATCACGATCAAAGTTTGCGGCTGTGATTACTTCATGCGTTGCAAAGTTTGCGGCTGTGATCAGATTCCAAACGTCACCAAAAACTTTGTCACCAAGTGCTTGAAGTGCTGGCTCAATGAAAAGGTTGTTTAGGTTGATGGAAGACTTGCTGCGCTCAACATCGGTGAATCCATAAGTGAAACCATAATGTGTATCAAGTGACACAGTTGCGGAAGTCATAGCAACATCAGCAGATGCTCTTTTGATGCCTGCGCTCATGTCAGATGCAGTTGGTTTGGTTGGATAACGAGTTGTGACGCTTTCACCGGCACCTTGGATGTCGGCTGAGAAGTCAGTTGTTAGTGCGCTCAATGGAGCGAAAAGAGATGACAAACCTGCCAAGCTCTCTTGTGCGATTTCGGCAAGATTTGCCCCTGCGATTGTATTAGCCATAATATTTGGTTTTTATTTGTTTTTGTTAAGATTCACTTGGTTGTGAAATTATTTTTGTATGAGATGTTTGTTTTCAGCATACCACTTGTTCTTGGCTTCAAGTCCTTGTGATGCACCGACTGATTTGTATTCCTCCCAAAAAGAGTCTGCACTCTTAGGTTGGTCAGATTCATTGGATGCTTCAGCAATTGCGTCAGCAGTTTGTAATGCCATCAATTCAGCAGCCGCAACTGCGACATCTTTTGTTTGAACTTCAGAAGCTTCTTTCAAAGCAACTGCGGCATCTTCAATTTCTTCTGTGTGCGAACTTTCCATATCTTCGATTTGAGTTGTATACTCTTTAACAGAATTTTGCAATTCTACAATTTGTGCCTTTTCTTGTTCTGCTGATTCAGTCATTTCTGTGATTTGGTTATTTAGAATGGTTATTTGTTTGTCGTGCTTTGTGACAAGTGACGAAACAATCTTTTCAACTGGCAATGTTGAGCCAGCTTGGTTTGCGATGGTTGCCATTTCTGTTATTAATGCAGCCGCCTTTAAACCTTCAACTGTGCCATCAATAAATCCAGCATCAATGGCTTCTTGTGCAGTAAACCATGTTTCGGAATCCATCAATTCTTCAAGTTCTTCGATGTCATAATTGCTGCGAGAGTAAGCGTTGATGATTGCTGATTTCATCTTGTCCATCAGATCAGCATCTTTGCGTAGTTGCTCAGAATCACCGATTGATACAGTCCAAGGATTGTGGATCATAAGCAAAGCATTGTCTGCCATGATTACTTCATCACCAGCCATAGCAATGACTGATGCCATGCTTGCAGCCATGCCGTCAATGTAAACTGTGACGTTGGCTGGATGGCGTTTAATAGCGTTGTAAATTACATTGCCTTCAATAATTGATCCACCCGGTGAACTGATGCGCAAATCTATTTGCTCAATTTCTCCAAGTGCTTCAAGCGATTCGACAAAGTTGTTGGCATCGACACCGAAGCCACCGATTTCGTCATATATATAGATTTCTGCTTTAGAAGATTTAACATCTTCAACGGCAGGTTCTTGTTCAATTGCATACCACGTTTGTTTTTTTGATTTTTCCATTTTAGATTTCTGTTTGATTTTCTTCTGTTTGAGTTTCTGCGGTTTCAATGTCAGCTTGTGACTCTGAACCGGATCTTAAAGTAATTGGCCGTCTGTAACCGCCATCTTGCGTCCATGCATCAGTAACCGATTGAGACATTTCTGGCAATCCTGCCTCTGACCTAAATGCATCTTCATCGCTTTTTTGCGGTGTGATTGATCCAGCACGAACAGCTACACCATAAGAATCAAACTTTGCTTTTAATGTAGCAAAGTCCAAATCTGATTTCATTGCCAGCGTTGCTTCGCCATTGTCATCTGTAACAACTTCGCCTTCTTCATCTGTAACAACTTCACCCGTTTCGTCTTGAACAAGCTCAACTGGATCGCCCGGCATTCCCGTTGTTCCAAGCTCAACTGGATTTAATCCGTTTTCTTCAGCAATGCGCTTTTTCATTACAATGTTGGCCGCACGCTTGCGCACAAGTTCTTCGTAATTCATGCCACGCGCTTCAACAATATGATCTTCAGTTGTTAGCCCTGCGCGTAAATCTGCAATGTCTGCCGCTCTCATGCGCCCTTCATCAACAGTAAATTGTGCTGGCTTTGTAAATCCAAACTTCCACCAATCTTCTGGCAGTTCGCCATAAACACCCTGCTTGGCGCGTTTTGCGATTACATACATCGCTGCGCGTTTCATACCAGCTTCAATGATTTCACATCTGGAAGCAATTGACTTGTTGATGTCTGCGGCAAATCCGCGAACGCCTGCACCGCCAATGGCAGATGAATCAAGCATTTCCCTGCGCCAGCCTAATGCATAGAATGCAGAAGACTCAACGAGTTTGGTAAAGTTTAACCATTGATCTGATGGTCTGTTGCTTTGATGCGCCTTTAGACTTCCACCATTTTTGATGTATCTGATCAATCCAGAATCCATCAATTGTGTTTGTAATCTGCCATCAGATCCTGGTGATGGATTAACAATGCTGTTGCCCATGTCTTGCCGACCAGATTCGTTTGATTCAACCAATGTAAGTGCGCTGTTTACTTTTTCAGCAATCTTTTCTGCATCGCGAGTTTCCGCTAAATCATACCAATCAAGGATTGCGGCTGCAACTGACGGCTGACCACGGCTTTGGCTGAACCATTCAAGATCACCAACGTGAATCATGCTGTTCGCATTCACATCACGATGCCCATCTTTGTTTGATTCATCTTGAACACGATATGCAATTGGCTGCATGTATTCATCAACAATCACGCCAGCGAAAATGCGCATGCCCTTGTATCGGCCATCTGTGACTGCATGCCCACCATTCAATCCAAATGATCCGACCCTGTGCGCTTCTAAATATTGTAGCTTTGGAAATCCTGTTTTGGCGTTTTCGGTTAAGACAATAAAGTAATCACCATCAACATCGATGGTCTTTGATCCTAGCCACGCTGACTTGCGAAATGAGAAAGCACTTCCGCGAGTATCAAGCAACCGATCA